GCGATGTGCTATCGCGCGCGATACATTCGTAATACTTAAGGTCAGCGCAGCCGCTCAGCGCGAGCATAAGTCCCGCACAACAGCATAAACGTCGTTTATTCGATTTGACCAACCACGACCAAAGGTAGCCCATGTAGACAATCCTTTCAGGAAGCCCAGTCGTTTATCCGTGACCTTATTGCCAAGATAAGACTTGGCGGCAAGGATCGTCTTTGGGCCGATTATGCCGTCCTGTGGCACGCCAACGATGGACTGGAGATACTTAGCCGCGCGGCTGACGCCGCTGTTGACCGCGAAATCGAACACGGCAAAGTCCAGCCCGTCTGGTAAATCGTCGCCCCGGATCTTGTCCCAATACTCTTGTTTGTAAATCGCCGCGACTTCTGAGTCAGCGATCTGGAATACGTCCTTTTGGCTAAGCCCGTGCTTGGCCCGCCACGCATTGTAGGTATTCTGTGTGACGCCGTAGGCCGTGCGTCCGCCAGGGTCACGCGGATCGTCGACTTTGCCGCCCTCGTAGCGCAGCGTCGCCTTCAGCGCAGCGTCGTAGTTCTCTTTCATCTTTGGCTCACTAAGTCACGAATACGGTCTAGTCTTTCAAAGACTTGATTCAACACCTGATTAAAGTCTTCGCGGGTCACATAGCGCCCGGCGACTAGCACTTCAATCTGGCCGACCTTCTCCGCCAGTTCCTTGTCGGCCTGCTGAAGATCCTTCACGGCCGCCCAGACGGTGTTGAGCGTCCAGCCGCCCAGCACGCCGATCACGCCAATGGCTATATCGAAAAGAACTTGATATTCGACCATAATCATCTCGCCATCGCGTTGCGGTTTTGGGTTTGGGTCATAACATTAGCCGCCGGTATCACAGCAAAACGACCTGGCACCATCGGCGGTTTAGCCGGCGCAGCGGCTGGCAGCGGTTTAGAACGGCCAGTCTCAAGAATGCGCAGCATACGGTCAGGATCGTCGACAATCAGTTTAGCCATTGTAGATGATATTCGCGCGTCTTGACGTTTCTTGAGATAACGCTGTGTCGCTCGAATGAGATTATACGGGTAAGAAAGCGGATTATACCATTCAAAAGGCGTCTCCACCGCAACCTTTTCGCCAAGATTAGCCGGCGCAGTTTCAGACAGACGTTCCATTTGCTTGATGCGCTGAATGTCCCGAATGGCCGTCTCAAGATCCGTTTTCTGGATACGCGAAAATTTGCTTATATCGGCTTTCAACTGCGCATCGGTCTTAGGCGCGGTCTTGGCCACTTCCTGAAGACGCAGTTGATCTTCAACCAAACCGCGCATGGCGTCATACTGCTCTTTGCCGACAGCGCCAATGATCGACCGACGTTGCTCGTTGAGCATTCTCATCGCGTCTTTAGGGCGGCTTTCGGTTAAGTTCGACAGAACCCGGTTCGACACTTCTTCGGAAAGCGCCGAAAGCGCCTCCGGTGACTTACGAATACGCTCCGTCAGAAAGCTCATTTCCTGCGACGACTTCATGGCGCTATCGACCAGCGCCCGCCAATCCGTCTTTTTCAAAGCCTTTGCCTGCGACGACAGGTCGGCTATGCCTTGTTGATATTTAGCGGCGTCAGCCTGCACGCGTTCCAATATGTCGGTTACGTCCGATCCGATTATTGAAAGCGGCTCACGATATTTTGCGGCAAAATCCTGTAGCGCGGCCGGATCTACGATACCGTCTTTGACTGCCGCTTTGCGGGCCATAGACAAAACAGCGTCGTTTACGTCAGACATCACGGCCGGATTATTACCGAACGTCGTCACGAATTGACGCGCATTTCGGCCGTCTGACAAAAACCGTTCGACGGTTTTATCTGGCGGCAGCACCGTTTCATTTTTAATATTTGTCCGTAATAAGTCAGCCGATACGCCGGTGCGATAAGGCTCGACCATCTTTTCGATATACGCATCTTTTGCGTTACGCCATGCGTTGCGCGCCTCAACCGGGATAGTCTCGCTGCTCTCAACAATGTCGCTCAGTTTCTTTTTAAGCGACAACAGATGCCCGCGACGAATATTAGCAGCCGAATCAGCCGGGCCGGCGCGCAGCGCCGCCGACAATTCAGCATTGATGGCTTTGTCGATAGCGCCGATCTTTTTGAACGTCGTTTTTACCGGCGCAGCGCCAGCAGGTTCGGCGTAATATCCGCCGCCTTCACCCAAAGAAACCCAATCACCTTTGGCCTCTGGGCGCAGACTGGCGATTTCCGCCGCCAGCGAATTAGGTGCTGTCCGAGGGGCAAAATTAGCCGTCGTATCCGCAAGAATACGTTCGGCTTGCGACACAAACGGCGACAAATCTTCTTTTGCCCTGCCAAAAGCGCCCTTGAAAGGTTTTTCAAACTCAGTTTTTACTTCTTCGCGGGCCAACCTTTTACCTTCTTCGGCGGCTTCTTTAATAGAAACGCCGCGCTCATACAGGTCGGTAGCCGGAAGCTGGGCCTCTAGCTTAATCAGCTTATTCTCAAGCACATTCCGCTTTTCAGCCAGATTGCGTAGCGCTACGTCGCGGATTGTGCGCGGATTGGCCAGTTGCTCCGGCATAAGAATGCCAGCGCGGTCTTGAATGTCGGCCTCGACACGAGCCAATTGGTCGCGGATAGCCGCCGCCTGTTGCGCAGGACGAGCCGCAAGTGCGCGGGCTTCAGGCGTCTCGACGCCGGCAAAACTCTTTTCTAGCGCCGCCAGACCTGGCAGTTCAACGCCGCCAGCGGCCGTGGCTTCGGCAAGCGTCGGCGCGGGCATACCCGGCGTCTGCGGAATCTGCACACCGCGCTCATATGCAGCGCGAATATCCGCCCGCGCGGCTGGCGTTGTCAGCGCCGCAAGGCGATTTTGAATCTCAGCTTCATCGCGCGCGATAGGCAGAATGCGGTTAAGGACATCACGCGTTGCGCCGAGAGCGCCTTCGCCAGCGGCTCTCGCGCCAGCGCCGACAATACCGCCGACCGCCGGTAAGCCCATAATGTCCGTAGCAAAACGCCCCGGTTCCGTAGCAGCCGTCATAAACGCCGCTTTAGGCGAGCCATAAGCCTGAGCGTAGTTTTGAAAAATGTCAGCCGGCAAGCCGCGCAACTGCTGCTGCGCCTGCACGTCGCCCATCGCGGCCTGACCAGCCATCATCGGCAGAGCGACAGCGCCACGCGCCACATCGACCAGCGGCTGCACAGGACGTTCGGCAATCTGTTTGGCCGCAACAGCGCCCCCGGTGCCGATCATAGCGCCGATGTCCATAAGACCGCCGAGCGCTTCAGAAGCCGGCCCGTATTCGAATGGCTTGGCCGCCGGACGTTGCTCAAAAATAGACGGGCCCGCATCGAACTGATCGAACGGATTAGCAGCACCATCGAACTGATCGAACGGGTTAGCCATTTAGCGCCCCAGAATTTTAGCGGCCATGCCAGGCCCATACTTAGCATCAAACGCGGACGCTAGGTTAGGGTTCTTACGAAGATATTCCACAGCCGCCGGAGGCGCGCTGACAGGAGCCGCAACCTCGCCGGCTTGTCCACGTGACGGCCGTTCTGCCGCTGCGCCAGCCGGCGTCGCCAGACCCTGAAGACGCTCCAACTGCGGCGCAGCTTTATACGGAACAGCCGCGCGGTTAGTGAACATGCGGACAGCTTCGTCGAAGCGCGCCAGACGGTCGCCAACCGGAACAGCCGTGTCGTCAAGGCCGCCGATGGTGTCCATGACAAACCGGCGATCTTCGTCAGTAAAGCTACGGCCGCCCATGTTGTCGCCAACCTTGGCAAGGAGGGCGTTTTTCTGTCCCGAACTAAGTCGCGCTTCACCGCGCGTGCCACCAGTTGACACACCAAACGCGCGCGCTAGACCATATAGCACCTGCGTCGGGCGGCCGCCACCGACGCCTTCCAAAAGCTGCGCGGGGCGATTAGCGCCCGTCTCAGGATCGTATTCAATCGCGTCGAGGAATTTAAGCGCGCTCTTCTGGGCCGTATAATCTTCCGTGCCAATCGGCGCAGGGCGGTAGGATTGCAATGGTTCGCGCAATCCCTCGACTTTTTGACGGCCACCAGGAGCAGCGCCACCCGCCCAGCGGATAAGATCGCCAGCCGTTTTGACTTTGCTGAAGACTTCAGGATTAGCTTTGATTGCTCTGGGCGACAAAAGCTCCGTCACAGGCGTATCGGGCGATGCGGACAACACATCAATCGCGCCGTCAGGCCCAGCAAAGTGCGCAAGATAGGTATTGCCTCTGGATGGCTGAAAACCTGCATCACGCAACTTCTGTTGATTAGCCGCCGTAAACGCCTGAAGCATAGGCTCTTCAACTGGCGCGCCATCAACCATAGTGCCGCGCTGCGCCAGAATTGCTTCTTTTGACATACCTTTAGCGCGATCAGGAAAAGTCTTGCGATAAGTGTCGACAAACGTGCTGTCAATGAATTGACCGAGACCTTCCGCCGATGAGCGCGGATTTTTGCCTGTACCTTCACGCGCCATTGTATATTGACGCTGTTGAAATTCTTCCGGCGATATGACGTTAGTGCCATATTTGGATTGATAGCCAGTGATATTGCCACTTGCGTCTTTAAGCGGCGACCATTCTTCAGCTTGTTTGCGTTCCGCGCCACCGACAGGAACTTCCTGCTGCGTTATCGGGTTAAGATAAAACCGGCCCGTTACAGGCTGACCATCTGGGCCAGCATATGTGCGCTCATATGGCTTAGACGCCTCTAGAAACTGCGCCGTGTTCATCATCCACTGACGTTTATTTTCCGGCGTAAACATACGATTGGGCGGAAGAAGATCGGGCGCAATCTTACCGTAACGCGCAAACAATGCGTCCGCATCGGCTTGACTATTGACCCCCATAATGTCTTGCTGAAGCCTGTCACGCAATTTAGCTAGATTATCAAATTGTCGGCCGTGCAACTGCGCGCGTTCGCTTTCAACTTCAAGCGCACCTTTTTGGAGGCCAATAATATTAGTGGGGTCAATACCTTGCTGAATAGCAGCTTGCGCCAGCCCCGGTTTTGTAAGGTCTGAGTTCTGAGACAAAAACGCGTTTGTGCGCGCGATGTCCGCCAATTTACGTTCGCGCTCTTGAGCTACAAGAGCGTTTGATGCCATAGCTTGCCCCTGCGCAAACGAACCCATGAGGTTCAAATTCGGCGTTTCAAATTCAGGGATAGGACGATACTGAATTGGCATCGTAAATTACCTTAGCCAAAGAGAGATTTACCCAGACCAGCCTTATAACCGGCGTATGCGCCACCAGCCTGAAGAGCTTGGCCAAGCAATGAAGTCATCGCGTTTGTCGGCCCCATATACGCGCTGGCGTTATTAGCGCCGATATTGGCATAGCCTTGGCCAAGAGCTTGACCTAGACCACCATAAACATTAGCCAAATTCGTGCCTGTGCCAATCGCCGCATTGCCAACACCCTGCGCCGCACCAAAGCCGGTTTGCGTGCCGCCCTGAAGGAGCGCCATCTGATTGGCGCGGTTAGCCATAAAACGGTTGTAGGCATTGCCATACTCTTGACTGGCCAAATCTTGGCCAAATCGCTGCGCCGCTTTTAACGCCGCGCCAGACTGGAGTCCCGCCTGCGCCGCCGCCGTGCGATTGACAGCCTGCATTCCCTGCTGTTCGCGGAACGCATAGCCGGGGTCCATCTCAAGCTGCGCCGCCGTGGGCTGCTGCATAAGACTGCCGGAGTCAACGCCGGGGCGTAGACCCATGAGGACGGCCAGCCTATTCGTGGCTTCCTGTCCAAACTGCGAGTAGGGCTGATAGGCCGCCGTAGCCTGTTGCTGACCTCGTTCAAGCGCCTGCTGGGCCTGCTGGGCCTGCAAGGCCTGCATCATCATGGCCTGCTGAGTGCCTTGGTTCTGAGCATTAGCGGCGGCTGAAAAACCCATGTCAGTTCTCTCTTATCAACGTTCCGTCCGCTTGTGGGACAAAACCGAGTCTATTCAAGATGTTATACATGAAGTCATGTCCTGGCGTCACGCGGGTAAATGTCATGCCCGCCAGAATATCCTTCAAAAGCCCTTTTGTTAGCCAACGCCGTCTAAACTCAGGTAATATAGATACATGAGTTTCGCCATTTTTGGAATAGACCGCGCCGATTACGCGGCCGTCCCGTTCTATCCCCTTAACATCCCAGTCAGCGGCAATCTGAGCATAATCATCGTACGATGTTTCAACATGCCAATGCGTCGCCTCAAATCCGATTAACAGCGCGGATTCGCGGTCATCGACTAGCCGAGTAGGCATTACGTCACCACGCGACCGCTGGAACGAATATTGATGCTGGTGGCCGCGCTGGCAATGGTTGAGATGAAGCTGCCGCTAGACAGGATATGCCCCACAATCTCAGGAAAAGTATAGCACTCTCCTGGCTGAAGCGTCTTGGTCTTAACAATCAAATTAGCGTCGCCCGCTGAACCAGCTACGGTCACAAGATTGATGCTGATCGTCGCAGACGCAGCGCTGTAATTGGTCGCGGTGAATTTGTCGATGATGGTCGTGACGCCAGACGACGTATATTGCGTAGTCTGCGAGTTTTCCGCGATCTTAGACGGAATAATATTTGTTGCTGTAACGGTCATGACACACCTTGTAATAGATGATGAATCGGATTCTGATTTATGGCGACCACTTCATTTCGGAACGATTCAGTAGCCGCCGCGCCTTGACGTGCTTCTTTAGCAACTTCAATCTGAAGCATCGGCAACGCCGCTACAGCGCACATCCATTCGTCAACTTCTTTGCCCGTGTTAGGATTCGTCCCGCGCAAAAGCGTAAACCACGCGCATTTGAGCTGCACGCAATCCTTTTTAATTAAAGGACAAAAGTTTCCGTTCTTAAGCTCCATAATCAGTCTTTCGTTGCGATGATAACGTCTACATATTGAACGGCTAAATTAATAGCCGCCGCCGTAAGACTATGCGTGTGGGGTTGGCCATTACCCGCAGACCCTGTTGCTTGTCCACCGGCTATAGCCAAACCTGAAACGCCTGTACCAGTTGCAATGCCAACTTGAGGCTTATCGTAAGTATGCGTATGCGCTGGGATTTGATCTATAGTAAGCGTGGTGTCGCCCACCGTTCCAGAAATACTTTGAGAACTAAAAGCGGTTGTAAAAGCAACTGATCCACCTGTGCCTGCCGTCCCAGAGACAACGCGAAGCGCTTTATTGTTGTCAGCTACTGATTTTGTCCATCCTGTAGGGGCCGACGATTGAACAAACAGCATTTTTGTGCCCGCGGGCAAGGACGCCCAAGAACCAGAAAAAGTAGTGAAAGTAGCTGACGTAGGTGTCGTAGCGCCTATAATGGTGTTGTCTATAGTGCTGCCAGAAATAACCGCGCCAGAGATAGTGCCATTAACAAGGGAACTGTTAACAATAGTTCCGCCGGATACATAACCGCTACTAGTAATGTTATCAACGACATAGATCTCAACATTGTTACTATCTGTCAATTTAATTTTATATGTTGATGTCGGTAAAAACCAGATGTTACACTCGCCGCGGCCGTCCAAAATTATTGGATTGGCGTTAGCCGATGTGCCAGACGCATCTGTGTAAGTAGCCAGAGGCGTTGTTGTCCCGCCCGCATAAGTATAGACCTTACCGCCCACAAGAGGCTGGCCATCGGCGGTAAAGAATTGTGCTTTAGGTGCGGGGCCGAGATTAGCCATTAGCGTGTAATTCCTATGTTATCGGTCACGGTCAGAATAACGGACGGAATAGCCGGAACAGGAGCCACGGCTGCGGCCGCCGTTATCTGGCAGGCCGTGTCGTCAGTAGACCACATAAGTCGAAAATAGTCACCCGCGTTCATACGAAACACGAAATTCCACGCCGCAACAACGGCAGCGTTATTGCCAGCAAGAGTGACTTTAGTGCCGGTGTTTGCTTGCGTTGTGCCATTAATATCAGCCCATATCCAGACATTGTTTGCCCCGCCGCCAGCTTTATCCAACTGCGCCGAGAACTGGAAATTATAAATGCCCAATCTATCTACATACACCCGCGACGTAGGGGAGCCTATATAGACGCCATCAGATAAATCTGTCGTATTAAATGTAACCGCGTAGGCAGTATTTATTACTGCTGCCGTCTGTGTAGTAGTGTCCGAAAACACGCCGTAGCGTGTGTCAGGATTCTGAGGCGTATAAGCTGGCGCTACAGCGAGTCCATCAAGATCATTGAATACAGATAGTTGCTGCGCCATCCATTCAGCGTCGATTGGCGTTACGCCAAAACCTTGCAATGCGCTTTCGATAGACCCTTGCGATGATGCCCATCCAGGTTCATCGGGAGTCACGCCAAGAGCCTGAAGCGCTGCGTCAATAATGACTTGTTGAGATTCAAGTTGGGATTCCGGCTGTCCAACCTGAACGTCAGTTAATGATATTTCATTTTTTCCGCCGCCGACTAAATTAAACAAGTTAAAAAAGAATAAATACCACTCGCGCGAAATTAATCCGCTTCTGGCGTCAATAATAGGAACACGCAGCGCCGGGATCTGAGTAATGTTTAATAAGCTATTAGGCATTTGTTGGGCTCAATATAAGTTCCGCGCCCATAATAGCGATCTTAACCGGATCTGTGCCTGACACCTCATATACGCGATCACGGATTTTCATAGTCATACCAAGCCGCCGCCAGATCGTTCGGAAACCATATCGGCCGATCTTACCCATAGATTTCCAATGTTCGCTAGACCAAGTATGCCCGCCGTCGTCCGACCAACGAAGCATAACCTGCGGGTTAGCGCCATCCACAACAGCAGAATCTAATAAAATATTATTGCCAGATTCAGTTGTAATTAATGGGCCCGCTTCAGAAGCTAATAAATCAACAATGATCGTAGTATAGTCGTAGCCGTCTAATCCGACGCCCGTTTCGCAATCAAGTTGCAGGCTATGTTGCGTTGTGCGCTTAAGATCATTCTGTCCTGTTGGAAGCGCGCGCCACCGACGAAGCCATTTTTGCACATCGCCGTTGTCGTTATACTTATCCATATCAAAGGCGTAGATATTGCCGTTTTGATAATCGCCGACAACTATTTCATTATTAAACGCCATCTGACAATTACTACGATGGCGCGTAAATTGGTCATAAGCCCATCCGGCACGCTCATGCCATGCGCTTGTCGCTACGTCATAGACCCATGTTGTATTGGCGGTAGGAAAAATTAAGACGTAAAAACTGTGGCCGTCTTGTTGGTATGTATAGCCTATGGCGTCCGAAATGTCTGAGTATTGTTGAATGTGCCACTCAACAGCGTGTGTGCTTATGCGCTGTCCTGTGTATCCATTCGATCTATAAACTATGCCTTTACCGCGCGCGTCAGCGCCTAGCCAAAACAATCCATTATCCAGCTTTGCAACGGAATACGCCGCCGCGCAGCCAATTTCGTTAAATGCGCCTTGGATACGAGCAAGCGGAAAATCTTGTAGCCCTGCGTCATACCAGACTTCAACAGAATTAGTGCCAAATAGCCATACTTCGCGATGATCTACAATAAGAGACACAAGGCCGTCCGGCGAACCTTCGGCACTGGCAAAATCTAATGGATCAACGGACAAACCATCTAATAATGACGTAATCCAGAACCTCTGGCTGTTAGGTTCGTTAAAAACAAAATAGCCGTCAATATACCCAACGGCAACCGCGCCAGGAAAATCGGGATCGGTTATCTGAGCGAAGACATCTGTAGTCAGATTATAGATATAGCTGGGGCCATTACAGGCGATAAATAACTGCGTTCCGTTATCGACCATACTGACAGGGCCAGACCCTAAAACGGTGCCTTTAATCGTAGCGTTCCAAGAAGAGTCTATGCGGTAGAATTTGTCGCCAGAAACCGCGAAACCATACCCACCATAAGTCCAGAGCCCTCGAATAGGCCCGACACCAATGGTCTGCAAAAATTGCAGACCTGGCGCACGCATAAGATACGCCGGTTCTTTACCACCTTCAGGCACAATTTCCGGGTAAAGGTTCACCATCCGATTATCGGCGGCATTAATGCTGCGCGTAACGTATGATGAGCCTAAGATCGGCGTTTTCATTTAATAGCTCGGGTACCATTTAGTAGTGGTGACATCATAAGTCATTATCAGAGCTCGGCTAACCACAGCCGTTGATGCCAGAGCAATATTGCCCGCCGTAGTAGTCGTAAACAATCCTGTAGGGATAAGCGTGATCTGGCCACCACCAAGTGAAATCGGTGATGGCGGTGTGATCGTATCAATAGCAGCAGTTCCGCTTACGAACACGATCTGAGTGGTCGGAGCGATTGTAGCCGCGCTGGCAATGGTCGGCGCTGCCGCGCCAGTAGCCAAAAGACCGTTTGCAACTTGCGCGCCCGAATAAGTTTGGGTTCCCGTAAAGGTCTGCGCCGCATCCGTTCGCGCAATGGACGCGCTAGTAGTTGGGAACGTCATAACGGTCGCGTCAGTGCCCGCCAACGTCAGCGAGTTACTAACCGTAAGCGTTTTAGCGTCAGTGCCTGCCAGTGTCAGCGAGTTATTGACCGTGAGCGTTTTAGCGTCAACGCCTGCCAGCGTCAGCGAACTATTAGCTGTAAGCGTTTTACCGTTAGCAACCGTAAGAGTCGCTGAGGTAGCCGGAGCTGTAATGGCTAATTTATTAATGCTAGTGGCCGTAGCTACCCCTAAAACAGGCGTTGTCATAGTCGGTGACGTTAGCGTCGGGGTCGTCAAAGTAGGCGACGTAGCAAAGACATTAGCCCCGGTGCCCGTCTCATCGGTAAGCGCAGCGGCTAAATTAGCGGACGTAGGCGTCTGCAAGAAAGTGGCAACGTTTGTGCCTAGAGACGTAAGCCCTGTGCCACCCCGACTGGCAGGAAGCGTGCCAAAGGTGCCAGCGTCGATAGGTAGACCAGTGCAGTTAGTCAGCGTTCCTGCCGATGGCGTCCCAAGATTAGGGTTCGTCAACGTTACGCCGGTAAGAAACGTGGTTTTGGTTGCTTGCTGAGTAATGTCCCCCTGAACAACAGGAAGAACGGCTATGTCGGCGACACTGGTGGCGACAGGAAGATCTGCGATCTTAACGGTAGACATTAATAATTCCCCGCATAAATGTTATAGCGTTGACGTGTCCCGACAATGCTATACGGCAGCGCCATAATATCATCCGGGTTGTTGATTCTCTTAAGATTTCGCTTGCTATACATAGCAATGCGTTGCACTTGCGCGGACGGCTCTACGCCAAATTCAGGGGCCATTTCGCAGGCCAAATTATATCTAAACGCACGCAAATATCCTGGCGGAAAAGACAGCGGCGTGGCCAAAGTAGCCGCCGTATCAAGCGGCGTGACTGAGATAAGGTGAAATTCAAGTGCCCTGAGAGGAACTGGATACACCGTCATGGTGATATTCGGAAAAGACATATTTACCCACATGACTTGTGGATAAGTGCTAGTGACGGTCTTGACCGCAATACCATCGTATTGCTGCTGATTAATCAGCTTGATACCGTAAGACACATTGGTCTGCGGATCACGGAAGTATGTGGCGTCATCGACCAGAATAGGGCGACCGCCTTTAATAGTTGCTAAGATCTCAAACGAACTTTGCGTCGTAAGCGGCACCGATTCTTGCGTCGACAAGAGCGCGTTATTCAGAATAATGTCGCCGGTTGGCCCAATGTCCAGCTCACGCACACCGGACGGCCACGTAAATATCTGATCTTGCGTAGCAAATACGGCTAGACGTTCAGTGTTCCACGAGTCGATCATCTGATTCAGGGCGGTCAACGCGTCCTGAGATGTCTCTGCTGAAGGCGTTTCGCCCTCCGCTAAAACCCCCAAGAGCCTCAATGCCCCGTTGATCTGATCGCCCGCTGTCGTCGTCATTATCCACCTTTGGCCTACGCCCGCGTCTGCGAACAGTATCAGGTTCAGCGTCCGCCGTCACCTCATTAGGATCAAAACGCTCCCATCCATTCTCAATGTCGGCGTTTGCTTCCAGATCCATAGTAGCGACTTTCATCCCGTGGATGGGATGGCGCAAATAAATAACAGCCATTTTTCACCTATGGTAAGGGCCAGGCGGGCCGTGGCCCGCCCGTAGAGATTAACTTACGACGGCAGAAGCGGCAGCGAATACCAGTCCACATCGTCATAAGCAATGAACATAGCCGCCGTCAGGCCAGCCATCGTCAGAGAACCTGTCGTCGCCGTGCCGCCATTGATTTTGTCGCTGGTAGCCGGATAAACGAGCAGATTCTTAGCCGACGTATTGTTCTTAATAATGCAGATACGGCCAGCAGCCGCCGCCGGAAGTTTCACGCCCTTGGCGTCATCGGCAGCGCTAACGAGCGTGAAACCGCCCGCAAGCTGAGCCGCGTTGCCTTGGTTAGCGCCAGCCGCCGCTACAGTTGCCGAAGCAATGTAAAGGTCGCCAGAAGCCGTGACAGACGTGGTGCCGGTAACTGCCGCGCCCGAAAGCGTAGTAGCGCCGGAAAGTGTGCCTCCACTGATCGTCGCGCCCGTGATGGTCGTGCCACTCACGAGTTCGGGATCAGAGAAGGCAACACCGACAGGTTTAGTGTTAGGCATTGCCTTCTCCTAATGTTAGCCGAGACGATACAGAGACCAAGTGCCAGAGCCCGTTTTGCGGGCGCGGAACATCTGAGACGTGCCGGCCGTAGCCACCACGGTCATAAGACCCACCAGCGTCCAACCAGTGTTGGTCGTCAGCGTAATAACGCCGGTGCCGGTGCCATCGACGTTCATAACCGAAAAATCGAAGCTTTCGCCAACAGCCGCAGCGGACGGAATGCCGGCTTCCAGAACCGTAACGGTCGGAAGCTGGTACGCAGCCGCCGTGCCACCCGGCGAACCAAGCAGGATGCCGTTAAGCACCTGCGAAGCAGTCAGCGTAGCCGAAGCCGTTGCCGTGGCAGGAGCTGCCGTGGCAAACATATTCGGCTCATTGAGGTTGCCAGCGCCCAGCTGATAGCCGCCCGTCCCCTGTGAAAGCGGCGGCGTCGGGCCGAACGATTCAAGCGGATAGGAAGCGCCCTGAGTAGTGATAGCCATGATCTAAAACTCCTTAATTCGAGAAAGAAGGGGCCGAAGCCCCCTCTATTAGCCCCAAAGACGAACCGCCATCTGCGGACGAATGACGCTGTAACCATACAGAACGTCAATACGGCAGGGCAGTCGGTCGTTGTTGATGTCATACTGACGGACAACGCGGAGCGAGATACCGTTGTGGACCTGGCGCGAAGCCATGTCGACGCCCTGCGGCATAAGCAAGTCGGCGGTGGCGAACGTGATGGCGTCACGATGATAGATCAGGTTCTGCGGATACTGCGTCGAAGCAGCGCCGAGGAACGTGACAGCCGCAGAAGCGGCCGGCAGAGCGTCGACCGTGGCGAGAGCCTGGCCAGCCGAATACATCGCCGGGACAGTGACCGTAGCAGTGGTCGACGCGGTAACGTCAGCCAGAGCAACGAACTGATACAGCGAGCCGGTCGACTCACGGGTCTGCGGGTTGACGGCGTAGACGTTGGCGATGGTGAACACGTCGCCAGCCTTGATCGTCGTGGAGCCAAGACCCGTCAGCACAATGCTGGTCGAACCTTCGGCCGTAACCGCAGTGCTGACCGTCACGGTGCCAGCGCGCGAGCCGGTCGTAAACTGCTTGATCGACTGCGACATATTCAGCTCGTCATAGCCGAGAATGCCTTCACCGAACATGCCATTCTTGAACTGCTTGCTGATAGCCGAAACCGGGTTAAACAAGCCCTTCATGCCTTCGATCAGCGCGGCGTTAGCAGCCGGATTGACCGTCGCATAACGCGGCGACATGACAGCGGCGTTTTCGTTGAGCTTCTGCTGCGCCTGCAACAGAACCAGCGAGGTCGCCGGGGTCGTGCCGGGCGTGCCGACCGAGTTGCCAATGTATTTGAACGAGTTCGCAACGTCAGCGTCGATGCTGGCGGCGAGCTGCGAAATACGCGGCTTCAGCACGCGTTCCGCGAAGTCGTCCAACTGCATCGTCAGTTCGGCGGTCGTGAAGTTCACGCCGATGTGCTTCTGCGACGAAACGGTCAGGGTCGTGTACTGTTCGTTGTCGTCCTGCACCTGAAGCGCAGCGCCGTCCGTGACCAAAGCGCGGTCGGGCAGGCGGATACGCAGGGTCGAGCCGATCTTAGCGCCTTCGACGGCAAAGCTGTCGTCATACTGGCGGTTAACGGTGCGCGTCAGGACAAGATTATTCTCAAGGATCTCAAGAGCCTTGCGAGTAATCATGTCAATCGTAAGAATTGAATTAGACATACCTTATCTCCGATTCTGCGCTTCCCATTTCTTGATCTGACGCTGCCGTTCCGCTTCAATCCAATCCGATGTTGACATAGACTTTAATGATCTAGGATCAGTCGTGTCATAACGCGGGCCTGAGTTTGACCGGGTAGCCGTGACAGGAGCAAGAGGGGCGGGCGCGGTTGAGGTTTTCTTAACCGGCGGGTTTGAGGTAAGATTCACCTCAATTTTCCCGATCTCTTTTGCCTGCAAGACCGGCGACAGACGGGAGATCCGGCTAGCTTCTTTTGGGTTGGAACCGAGGTAATAGATTACTTCGGGGCCAATATCGGAAGCCTGAATAGCCTGGGCCATAACGTCCGTGACGGGAAGGTTGGGGTTATACGCGACTTGTTCAAAGTCCTCGTATCGGTCCCTAGCCTCTTCTTCACGGTCCTTATAGGACTCCAAAAGAGCCGCTTGCTGGGCTGCGGCCTCGCGCTGGGCTAGAAGTTCCCGAGCCTTTTGCTCCGCTAACGCTTCTGCGTATTGCTGAGCTGACTCGAAATCATCCGGCGCAGGTGGAGGTGCGGCGGGCGTTCTAGCCTGCTGCTCCGCAAGCCGTTGGGCCTGCTCTCTTTCCCATTTGCGCTGTTCTCTTGCAAGGCGCTTGCTTACAATTGCGTCCAGCTCTTCTTGAGAGAACGATTTTGTAGGCTGCTGTTCCTCCGGCGTCGTCTCAACAGATTCCGGTGCTGCCGTGGCTTCCGGTTCCGGCGCGGGGCTGATCTCCGCTACAGCCTGTTCTTCGTCGCTCAAGGCAACTTCCTTTCTGACCTAGCTATCCGGCTAGTCGGTTGTAGACATTATGCAGCATTTATTGCTATATAGTCAAATTAAGCCGCCGTATAAGTATATGTAAAATGTATTTCCGCGCTAAAAGCCCCTCCCGCAGTGACATATATCCGAACCTGATCTGATGACGCAGAAGTAAAATCAACGACTGCGCCCACAGCAAGAGACGGCCCTAGATCGAATACTGCTCCAGTAGCCCCGCTCAACCCAGAAATAGTATTGAACGGAATAGAGAACGTAATAGTTGCGGGTCCCGCGCCCGTATATGTCCCATAGAAAATGCCTTCTAGCGACACAAGATTTCCTATTCGTGTATAAATCGTAGATCCTGCTAGTGGCGTAGCCGTAAATCCTACGGAGGCAGATACAACAGGAGTCCAACTAGTTCTAACGTATTGACTAATCGTGTATGGGTCTGAAGATGTAATTGGAGTGGATGAAAAAGATACGCCCGTAAGATAACGACCGCTATCAATGACTATATAGCCAGAGGTAGGCGTCCCAGAATATTTAGTGTTGCCTACGGTTGACCAAGCGCTCCAATCTGTATCCGCTATCGTAACATAAGTAGCGGCGGCGGACATAGAATACATGGCTACGCCGGTGATACCGGCGGGGACGCGAGGAAGACTATTCGTAATATTTATGTTAAGAGCATTCGCTGTTAGGGTAATATTCTTGTTTGCCTGAACAAAAGGAGCGCCTACGGTACTTACGATAAAATAATTACCATTTACCTGTATATTCTCAGCGTAGTCTAAATATATTTGGCTTCGTGACACAAAAGCGGGATCATCGCCATTACTATCAAATTCATTGTTCAAAACTATACAGTTTTTCGAGTAACTTTGTCCTCTTGTTATTAGCATACCATAAACATGATTGCGCGCTATAGCACAGGATTCAACAGTGCCTGTCTGCATACTCTCGAATATAATGCCATAAGCATTTGCGATTAAGCGCGACTGTCGAATATACACGGCGGCGTGGACGCCGCCTAACGTCGCGTCGCCTTGGCAATAAATGCCCGTGCTACTGCAGTTAAACATTTCGCACTGAGATATATCTAGATGGACAACATTAGTGGCGTCAGTAGCGTAAGCATATAGATGAATGCCGTGGTCGCCCTGCGAATCTATAAATAGGTTTTGTATTGTCCCATTGCGGACTCCGCTTAATTTAATGCCCGTGGTAGTGGTCTGTGAAAGAGAGTTAGTTATTCTAAAATTAGAAAATAAAATATTCTCTACATAATCATTATTTGATGTCCCTGCGGTAACGCTAAAAAGAGGGCCGCCAGTCCGATTATCAATAATGGTTCCGTCGCGTGTTTCACCAATAACTTTTGGCCCTTCGACATACCCGCGCCCAGATCCATCAAATAGAAGGGTAGTAGTAACTAAATAAGTGCCTTCAGGAAAATATATCGTACTTCCGTCAGCGTAATCTAACGCTTTTTGGATGTAAGTAGTGTCATTATTAGACCCGTCTCCATACGCACCAAAAGCCTTGACTGAAATCATGGGTTCTGGAATGCGAACCCATGCGCTAGATCCGTTTCCGCCAGTAGGAAGGATAATTGTCCCTCCATTATCGGTGAAATGCCCCGGCGAAAAACCTGCCGATCCATAAAAAAATCCGCCGCCGCCATCACCAACTGTACGATACCCACCAACATAGATTGTATCGTAGCTGGCTGGAGAAAGCGTTTTTAGCGTAGCTATCGTATCGGTACGCGCAGATATAGCCCCAATTAACGCTTTAACGGTTGTGCCGTCCTGCACAATAGGGCATTCCTCAGATCCCGTAAGAGGAAGAGATGCTGCGGGAAGCTGAGATATTTTTACGTCGGTCATTTATTTAACCCCGAATTAAGGATGCGCTGCTTTATACGCGTCAAAATCGGCTTTCAATTCTTGAAGCGCTTTCGTGAGAATTGGTATCAAAGATTGATATGCAACGCTAAGATATTCCGGGCCAGTTTTTACAATACCAGCTAAATAAACCTGACCATCGAGAGCTGTTTGGAGTTCCTGCGCAATGAACCCAGGCTGAATATCAGCATCCGACGAGAAAGTATCTTTGTAACGGAACGTAACTGGCCGTAATGTCGCTACAAGGGCCAGACAATTACCTATATCCGCAACTTGCTCTTTAATTCGAGCGTCAGAACCATTCACATACGCGCCTGCGCCCCATACGGCGGTTCCGTTACACTGAAGGTTATACGCGCCGTTGTCCGTCGTCCCGCCGCAAAGAACTTCGCCGCCCTGTGGCATAATCGCAAGTGGGCGGGTAGTATAACTATTATAGTTAAGAGCCTGGATATACGCGACATTTCCCGTGCCGTCAGCGCCGAGGCACAGAGCGGTACTGTATGTGGCGGTGTCATCTGATCGAACAATAATACCAGACGTGCTCGCCGCAGACCCAACTGTGCCATTTTTGATTACGCTAAGTTTATACCCTCCGCTTACGCCCCCAAACGTGGCGTTTAACGACGTATCAATATAAATAGCCGTCGAAGAGTTTGCCTGAAGTGATAACGAAGATGAACCCCCGCCATTAATAATCGGCGCTACTACAGTTCCAGTAAAGGTGGGCGATGCAGAGAAAACAAGATTTGTACTGGTAGTGCCCGTCGCGCCCGAAGCGGTATAGCCCGTGATATTGTTAAACGCCGTAATACCTGCGGACGATGCGCCAGTGCCCCCGTTTGCGACAGGTAAAGCGCCTGTAACAGCGGCGGTAAGGTCAATCTGACCCCAAGACGTAACGCCCGAACCATTTGTCGTAAGCGCGTACTTATTGGTGCCGTTAGTTGCTGGCAATGTAAACGACGTAGCTGTACCAGCCGCAGCCGCAGGTTTAATCGTCACATCTCCAGACGTTGACCCAAACATTTTTAGCTGGCCGCCAGTACCACCGTTTGCACCAGATTCAAAAACACCGCTAACGTCGAGACTTGTTCCTGTGGCTACACCTATATTCGGTGTAACAAGAGTAGGGCTTGCGCTCATAAAAGTCTTAAGCTGTGCAGCCGTCGTCTTAACTGGCCCTACGCCCGCCGTTTGGACATTAGGCACTAAGTCGGTAGCGGATACTGCTGCGCCTGCCGCAAGATTAGATATGCTTGTGTTTGCCATTTTAAGCCTCTTGCAGCAAATAGCTGGTGGTATCTTCCATCATCAGAAAATACACTAAATCTTCCAATAAAATGCCGTTAGAAACGACCGGGGCTGGAGTGCTGGCTGAATTTTCATAGACTGTTACGCCGTCGCCCGCGTCATAAGAATTAGGGCGTGGTTGAATCCGCACATCGCTAACACCTATAGTTTGAACGCGAATCATGCGTAATAGCTCACATTCAACTTAGCGCTGGCCGTCTGTTCGATGAACTTAATGCGCTTCAGATCGCCGTCATAATTAAGATATGCCCCAGCCGCTATAGGCATTCCAACAGAAGCGGTAGGATCTGTGCCGTCGTCACGCCACCTGACGCCCTGGGTCTCGGCCACAATAAGAGCCATTGTTGCGCCCTGCGGAATGGTTCCAAGACCCGTCGCCGAGCTAAGGGAAGTAATTTGCGTATAGCCAAGGCATACGGTTGTAGATTTCAGGCCCATGATTTCCTCACGCCAAGAATTTCAATTTATACAACGTAGACAAATATAAGTCCACGATACCGTCGATAATGTTCTGAATAGCCGTATCTTCCTTGTCGCACACCTTATAGCGCATAGATTCGACTTCTTTCAGCGAATCCTCAAGAAATTCAACGACATTGTTGGTCTTTTTGGCTGAATGCAGCGTGATCGGGCCGATTAGGCCGTGTCGGCCCTGATAGGCTTCCGCCAGATCGTCGGCCAAGTCGATTACTTTGCTGTAAAAGCCGCCCAGAGCCTTGTGTTTAGCGTAAGAACGCGTGTTTAGATGCACCGAATGGGTCACATCGCGCGCAAGAAACAAATGCCCGATCAGATCTGCGCAGCTCATTGACCAATCTCCCGCATAGGCTCGCTGCCCGGCACTAAATCGCCTGTATCCAGAGCCGCCGCGATGGTGCCCTGCACAATATCCTGAATTTGTTCCGGCGTCAGACCGCTTTGCATGGCCGACAGCCTTTTCGTCTCAGCTTCGTAAGCCTTAATCTGGCTGTTTTGCTCGTCAATCGCCAATTTCTGCATCTCATACGACTGCATGAGCGCCTGAATCTGGGCCGTCGTCTGCTCCATTTCCTGCGCCATCTGCTCCATTTGCATACGCATGGCCTGCGCTTCCGGCGATTCGTCCGTATCCTGCAAGACTTTCGGGTCAAGCATCTTTTCAAACCGCTTGGCCATCGTCTCCGCGCCTGGCCAGTCCATGTTCTTGACGAACATT